GATTCCCGTTTGGGGCACTATATAATTTATTTTTTTTATATTGTTTAAGTTTAGTACATTTACTTAAATAAAAGTTATGACTGATCAATTAGATCTTCCTTATGTACCTATGACTGTATACTATCTTCATTACGAAGACGAAAGATTTGCAGTAAACAATTGGAATGTTTGTAGAGATTATGTATGCTGTGTTATGGCAAGAACTCAATCAGAAGCCTCAGAAAAAGTTAAAGAGATTGCTGCTAATCAAAGAGGACATAGATACATTAGAATCATGGGATTCGGTCATGCTAAAGAAGAGTGGGTTAATGAAGAGACTCCTCTAGTCTCTGACGAAAGCTATTACACTAATGCTGTTAATGCTGTATTTGAGAGAATCAAAAGTAGGAATATATCAGCTAAAGATATTTATAAAGGACAGGAAAAACAAAACTATCGTTTCGAACAATGACAACAAAACCATCATCGAAGTGGATCCAACCCACTAAGTACTACGAAGAATTTTTACACTACTACAATCTAGCCAAACGTCAACAAGAACTCTGTAACTTAGGAATAGAGAAGCACGCTACATGCGGCATTGAAGATGATCTTATGCTTCACGTTGAACTCTATGATGTAGTCGAAAGAAAGTATGCTGGATTCTCTCAGATCGTTAACGATGCGTTCTATGGATGGACAGAAGATCATCCTTATTGGAAAAAGATGGAGCAAGGTCTGTGCTTTAAACAGAGAGAAACAGTAGCTAAAAACTGGACTGGTAAGCGAGATGTATTTGGTCTTAAAGAGTGGATCTATCTATTTTTATTTCATAGACTGACAGGATCTGCTATCAATTACGCTACTAAGCCATCTGGTTACCACAACACTCTACTGTTTCAGATGCATGAAGCAGACAATATTCCACAGATGATAGAGATTATTAAAGGAGCATGGAGACCATTCTATACTTCTGTTGGTTATCAATTCCCTAGCTTTCCAAAACCTCAAGGCAAGTATAAACGTGGAGGAGATTATTTTTTATGTGAATTTGTACCTCAACTTTCAGAAGATCTTGCAAACTTTCTAGAGAATGGAACTAAGAAAGACCTTAGAGAAGTTGGTGACTTTATGTTTAAGTGGAATAAGGATCGAGGACTAAGAGCATTTAAGTTTCAGTACGCTGCATTCATTGCAGATATCGCTGACTGGTTTCCTGAATTCGTAAACAAAGAGAGCGTATTCTATTACGGTACTAATGCTAAAGAATGTATCAGTTACTTAGCGAAGAAGTCTGTGAAAATGGACGAAGAAACTTTCTTAGATTCTGTTATGCAAAAGGTTTTTGAAGACACTGGTGGAGTTCCCTATAACATGGAGGACGTCGCCTGTGACTTTATCAGATGGGTAGAAAACTACTTAAAACCTGGGTCTGATTATGATCATTTGGACTTTGACCATGTGTGGAACAGTTCTTCTATTAAAGATCATCCTTATGGTAGACAAAAAGCAATGCTTGATCTTAATCTTATTCCTTCTTTTAATGGAATTAAAGAGCATCCTTCTGATGATAAGATTATTAAGTCTGTAGGATTAAGTGAAGATCAGTACAAAGAAAAGGTAAAACTAATTTACAACTTATGATAGCATACAATAATACTTGTGAAGTAGAGTTTAAAGGTAAAAAACCTAAAGACTCTTGGATGAAAGAATGGACTTTAGACCAAAGGATTGATAAGTTCTTTGAGTTCTGTAGGGTATTTGATGATCGTCAAGATCCTTTATTGAAAGATGAGTATCAGATCTTTTCTCATAGACTTCATTGGCACGAACATCCTTTCTGTGACTTTATGAAGAATGTTACAGACAATCATGAACGTATGTTTCTTACTTTAGTCTTTAGTTTTACTAATGAACATTGGGGAACATTCACTAAACTTTTAAACCAAGGCATCGATGCAACAAGAGAACACTTTATTGAAAACAGACACGCTAGAAACGATCTTTTTCAGATCTACTATCCTAAGGGAACTAACGTTAAACAGTGGATTCTGGATGGTCCTCTTCGAGCAGCTTCTGATCTGCGCGCTTTACTTGATGACGTAGAAGTTAGAGGTCGTAGAAGATACACAATGATGGAGTTTGCTAAACTGTTAGAAGCTTACTTTAAACAGAATCAAAATTTTAGAAGTCCATTGTATCCTTGCAAGAACACAGCTCGTTACATTGCTATGGCTTATCCTCACTTAGTAGATCCAGAATCAATACTATTCGGTGGAACTGGTCACTTCGATGGACTTCATCAAGTATTCGGTGGACAAAACCTAAACGGTAAAGTCAAATATAAGATCAATGAGAATGGAATGTTTTTAGCCGAGAACAAACAAGCAGAAGCGTGGCTTTATCAGATGGATCTTTTAGTCAATCATCCTTCTAACCCAATGACTAGTCAAAAGTACTTAAACGTAGAAGACAAAACATGTTTCTTTTGGAAACATATAGCTATATCACATGGAGAAAAAAGACCTACCAAAAACATCCCTTATACTTGGATATTTGATTCTAAATTTAATCTTAGTAATCATCCTGACTTCATGGACAGGATTGTGGAAAGGGAATTGATGTATTAGTAACTTATAGATTTCGATCTATCCAGCAGTCTCAGGAATATCTTGGGACTGTTCTGGTATCTGGCCTGTATCCTTGCGGAACCATTTACCGCCTATATTCTCATTGTAAGAATCTACATGCAATACTTCGTACTTCATTTGATAATAAACTTCGTAGTAGCTCATCTCTTTCTTAGTAAAGCAAGGTCTTAAGATCTTTCTTTCAAATCCTTCTTTACCAAGATTTGTAATGTCTTCTAGTAAAGTCTTTGAGCTTCCGTAATAAGATTGCCAATTGCTTTCTTTTACTTCTTTCCGTTTCTTTGGAACTCTACCTGGTTTTATCCAAGCTTCGATTTCTTTCTTTGTAAGCTTTTTGGTAAGGTTGTTGTGAAGTATTTTTTTACCTACGTAGATTCTTCCGTTGTCCTTATTTTGTATGAGATAGACAAATCCTACGCAGCTTTCTGGAAAATCAGATAACTGTTGCATTTCTTTATTTTCGTATAACCAATTCATTAAAACTATTTAGTATAAATATCGACTATGCTATTGTAGTTATGGTTATTTACACATTTGTTACATTTATAGTGCCAGCCATACCTGAATGGAATTGACAGATGTAGTAAAGCGTAGAAGGCGCATCATATGGAACTACAAACGTTATTGTTCCATTATCAATTCCATTATTAGTTACTCCACTATTATATGCATTACCTGTACCAGTCACTGGTGTTGTTTTTATCCAAAACGGATGTCCACTCGCGTTTATATTAAAGATATAAGTTTGACCTTCAGTTACACTTAATGTTGGATTTGATCCTCCGTTTATTATATAATTAGATGAGACATTATTAGTTACAGTAAATACAGTTGGAGCTGCTGTAGTAGTGCTAGTCGTAGTACTAGTAGTTGTTGGAGCTGCTGTAGTAGTGCTAGTCGTAGTACTAGTAGTTGTTGGAGCTGCTGTAGTTGTACTAGTTGTTGTAGTCCCAGGTGCCGCAGTTGTCGTAGTGCTTGTAGTACTAGTTGTGGTTGGAGCTGCTGTAGTGGTAGTAGTTGTAGTTGATGCTACCGTAGTAGTACTTGTTGTAGTACTAGTAGTTGTAGTGTTTACAATTTCTATATTAGGAGCAGATCCTGGAATACTTGCGTTAGCATCATCTCTATCAAATTTAGCTAGTCTATTTGTTGCACCTTTATATGGAATCGAATACTTTATTGGATTCGTGTTAGATAATCTACTGGGACTAATATTTTTTAACACGTCTTTAGTTTTTTATGAATCCCATTTAATGATAAAAGTAATATCCGTGTTAGATGGAATAGGATATGGAGTGGATAGTTTACCAACTACTAGTAGCTCGTTCTGATCGTTATATATCCCAACCGCAGTAGCATATGGTCTAAAGTCTGATCCTGTAATTACATCTTCATAAGCTCCATAAGATCCTGAAACTGTAGCGCTTGGATTCTGAGTGTAGTTAAAATCGTTTTCATTTACATGACACCTAACTTCGTTTTGATAGATCGTAGTTTGGGACTGAAAAGACATTGTGTATGGAGAGTAGGCTATAGGCATCTGTTATAAATATTTAAAATGCGAGTTATTGCCAGATAATGTTTTAACTATTATACTTTTGATATATTATCTGCATTTGCTGAGGATTCACATAATGATATGTTATTCTATTATTTATAGTGTCTTGAACAACTTGCTCAGGATCTTTTTCATTATCATACCATGGACTAGAGCAATAAAAAAAATCGCTATGTTTAAACTTTATGTTTTTTTCTCTAGCATTAATACCAAGACTAACGTCTGCATATCCTGTATTGTATACTTTGAAATCAAAAAGATTAGATATCGTTTTATTTGAAATCAAGCATCCTCCTCCACCTGAAACATAACCTAAATCCTTGAAGTAATATCCATATGCGTAATCATCAGAAAAAGAATCGATATTATTGTATAATATATTAGCATTAACATATGTATCATCATCAACAAATAAAAACCAATCATATTTTTTGTAAAAATGATCTTGTATTAATTTAAAAGAAGCAGCGTGTTTTATTTCATTATCTCTATAAATAAATTCATAATCTGCATCTACTCTCATTACTAGATCATTCGAATCGTCTTTATGATCAGAATAAAATATTAGATCTATATTAGGGTATTTTTTTACATTATTGTAATATGAATTCATTACAGAATCGATTCTACTTTGATGAATTTCTGAGCTCATCACTAATATTAATATCGAGTTCATTTTTTTATTTAGTAGCTTGTATTAAAATAATATTAATTTTTATTGACTTGTTACAAATTTATAATTTCTGTAATTATGATCTACTCCATTATATCCTTTATCAGAATGAGCGGTACTGTAACAAACTTTACTATCTAAATTAATTCCATAACTATCTTTGTCATTTAAAAAAGATAATAAAAAGTTCATTTTCTCTTCGTGATAATTAGGATCAGACTCTGACCAATTTGATCCTCGATAGTAGTGTATAAAACAATCATGTATGAATTGACATCTATACTTTTCTAAATACGGAAATTGATTATCATTTTTAGTGAATATAAAGTCTTTTTCAGTATCTATAGCCGCGGTATGTTTAACGAGCTCGGTCTCATATTTTTTTAAAAGAGTAAAAGTTCCACAACCTGTGTCTCCTATCCCATTATGAAAACTAAAATCTGTCATATCTACATCGTTGTAAAACATCATGAATATAGATGCTATGTATTCATGTTCTATTCCGTGATAGTTTCTTTGTTGGTACATGCCTCCAACTTTTTTTCCATTGATAATTTCTAAGAAACTAAATGGTTTAAACGGAAAAACATCATTATCTGTAATTACGGTTAGATTTTGAGGATCATCTTTTTTTATATAATTCTTTAAAAGATTTTCTAAACATACGGTGTGATGTTGAGAAGAAAACAAAGCAACATCTTTGCGTTTTTCAAAGTCTATGCATCTTAATCCTAGCGAAAGAGCTGTTTCTCGTATCTGATCCTCTAATTCTGGATCTTTACCGTTATTGACTATTACTAATTCGTAGTTATCTTTACAATACTTTTTAAACTGTTCATATTGTAATTGTATGAATTCTGGCTTTATATAGTGAGTCGTATATACTATTACTTTACTCGTAGACTTTTCCATTTCTAATATCAAATAATTTAAGTTTTATTGCCAATATTGATTCTTTTATTTCTGTTATATCTAAAGTAGTATATCTAGTATCACCTATTCCCCCTTTATCACTTATATCAAACATAAACTTATCGCAAGGTACTGTATAGGTCGGAGGATTAAAATGAAAATATTTGTTTATATAACTTTCATCGTTCACGCCTGGTTCATATCCTATTTTCTTGTCTTCTATTTGATAGCTTATGAGTGTATTACAAAAATCCATAACAAGATCAGTTCTTCCACCAAAGAAAGCTCCATAATGGTATATGTACGGTAACTTACTATCTAATGGAACATAAGCTTTAGATACAGGATTCCTATCGAATCCAGCTCCATCTTTTAGCCAATCTCTATTTCCATAATGTTCTCCTCCAACTAGATCTCCTAAGAACCAATCTTCAGTAAACTCTTTATTAATGTTTGTATCAGCATCAAAATAATAAACATAATCACAATCTTTGTCTAGATCTTCTTTTATTACGACTATGTTTTTAAATTTGGAATTAGTTCCATCTTGCCAATTTTCATGCTTATCATAGTGATAACTTACTTCTATATCTTCTGATATGTAATCTTTTGGATCTTGATCAGAGAATAAATAAAACTTTACTTTTCTATCTCCTTTGTAAAAGTGATTAAACCTTTTTATGAATCTAACTCCTAAAACAAAGTAAGAGTTGGTGGCCAATATAACTATTCCTATTTTTTTCATAACAAACAAGTTTTTGTTTCTACTTCTTTAATTTCTTGGTAATATAAATGACTACAGTTATCGTCACTGGTCCTAAGACTTAAATTATATGGTAAGCTGTCTCTATAACTAGCTTTATAGAACTTACCTCCACAAGTACATGTTACTCCTGCATTGTGATAAATAGTGGTCTCTTCCCATCTATTTATGCTATCAGTTCCCCAACAAAAGTCCATTTCTTTTACCACTTCCGTTTCGTTTCCTTTTATCCATCCGTTCCAAAGTACTGCCCACATATCTGCGCACCATATTTGTAATTCATGATGAGAAGGATCTGCAGCTTTCTTTTGGATATTTAATTGTGTGATCTCATAGTAAAGCTTCTCTGAGTCTAATTCTACTTTGTCCCAGAACTTCCAATCTATGTTCTTAAGTATGTATTGAGCTCCTCCTGAATTTTCATTCATGAGCTTAGGGATCATCTTGGGCATCTTTACTATTTCACACATCTTATCATACACGTCTTGACCCTTAGAAATAATATAATCATAGTTGATGTAACTATTGGTATCGCTTAGGTACCAAATATCATCATCTAAAAACTTAGAAAAGTCAGGATTCTTAGTGAAAGCTATATCGCAATCATGATAGAATATAGACTCGTATTGCAGTTCTGGATGAGCTTTAAAATGCTGCTTAAGTACATTTGGTCTTATAGAAGATATATAGCGAATAGGTTGCTCTCTTGTGTCTTGGTAAAAAAAGAACCTTACAGTATTGTAGTGAGAAGACAGCTTGTTCCACATCTCTATAGTCTCAGGCTTACTTGTATCATCATTAGGATTCCAAGCGACTACGATGTCAATATTGTTTGGGTTAATACCTCTTTTAATGAAGTTATTAATCATAACCTCAACTTGCCAAGCATAGTATACTAGTCTAGGCTGAGCACAAATGTAACGTAAATTTTTCATAACATATTTTTATTTTATTATTACGCGCAAGGTCCGTTATTTACGACAATAATATTTCCGCTTATTAAATTAATAGTTCCAGTTATAGCGCAGAACGTAACGTCATCTCCTCCATCAGATATAGTTACTGTTATTGTATTTAAAGTTGTGCAATCTTGATATGTAAATGTAGAACTAGAAGCATCTGGATTATCGGATACAGTATACGATGTACAAGCAGATGTTGTTGTGGTAGTCGTTGTGCTCGTAGTAGTAGGTGCCGCAGTAGTAGTACTTGTTGTTGTACTTGTAGTAGTTGGCGCTAATGTAGTCGTACTAGTTGTACTGGTCGTAGTGGTCGGTGCAGCTGTAGTAGTTGTACTAGTCGTGCTTGTAGTTGTTGTTGGAACTCCAGTTGTTGTCGTACTAGTTGTACTTGTTGTAGTAGTCGTAGTAGTTGGAGGTCCTGAATACGGAATCATCGCGTCTTGATACTCCTCATCAGTAATAACGATTACTCCTTGAGAGTATAGTACATTTCCTATATGATTATTTTGAGTATACGTAGTATTTAATAGATAGTCTTTCGATGAATATATTAGATTAAGTCCTCCTGGAATAGAAGATCCCATCGGCGCAGCAGCTATGCTAGCAGATATTTGTGATTGAGTATTATTATAGACCTCGATTCCCATTGCACCAGGATTACTTGGATCTGGAATACCTGCATTAGTTACGACGTATCTTATAGCGTGAGTACCTGCAGTTAAACTAATCGGATATATGTGCCAATATCTAAAATTAGTTCCATTTCCATCTGGAATTCCTAAACTAACTGTTAGATTATTGTCTACATAAACAGATCCATAATTATCGCAACCAATTCCAAAATAATATGTACCAGCAGTTACAGTGATATTAAACTGTATAGCGAAGTCTCCAAAATAAGTTAATGATTTTGCTGACCAAAGACCAGAGTAGTTTAATCTTCCTGTTTTATTTGCTGTAACTGGATTGGTCCAAAAAGTACCAGCATATGATCCTCCTGTATAAGCTGTGTTCCATTCTAACGATGTACCAGTTCCATTTACAGAATATCCAGGAGAGTATAGTCTTACTCCAGATGATGCATATGCCTCATTAGTTGATGGCTGTGATCCTGTAGTATAGGTATCTATAATATTACCATTGCCGTCATCAACTAATCTATATGTACTACCAGTAATACACAAACTTTTTCTAGCAATTTGTTCTCCAAAAGCAGTTCTAGGAATTCCTATGACAGTAATTTCTGCACTAGAGCTAGTTGGAAAATATCGATAATCATTATCAAAAGTTCCTTCTGCTGCTGTAGATTGAATTGAAGGATTCCAAAAGCTTGAACTACTTAATAAAGATCCTGTAAGATACTCTTGATAGTAAAGTTGTTTTACTAAAGCATAGTTTAAGTAAGTTACTCCGTCAGTATTAAACGAAGTATTTATCCCACGATTAACTGTAATACCGTTTGCAGTAAACGATGAGCTATCGTAACTGGCTGAGTATTTAAGTAGAATCGGAGTAGTGGAAACTTCTGAACGTTTTATTGTGTTCTGTCCGCGACTCATTTATTTTTAAAAATCTAATTTTACTCTTACTAATGCTTCTTTTGTGAAGTCTTTTACCAAAGGCTTAGAAAGTTTAGCTACTGCTAAAAGTTCATTGTTATTATTATACAGTCCTACAGTCGTAATATAGGTTTGAGGACTGTTTATAAAGTTAGAGTAAATCATTTCTCCAGAAGATCCTGAAATAAATGAAGGATTGGTTGTGTAGTTATATCCAGCATTAGGTATCCTTGCAAATATATAATCAGAAGATATAGTCTCTTGAGAGTTCAATTGAAAGTTTGCACTTGCAGAGATTGCTTGATACACTGTCTGTAGGTTAGCGATATTGGCCGCTGCAGTTGTGGTAGCGGAAAGAGTTATTGCTAATCCACCTTGACCAACTGGACAACCTAGTGCTTTAGGATTCAATACGATTAGTCCAATATCTGGAAGAAATAGACCATAACTTCCTGAAGGAGTATAACCTTTAGCAGGAGCTCCTGAAACTAATGGACTACTTTGAGCACTTCCATTAGATCCTGATATGATGTTATACACTCTTCCTCCATCTACAAAAGTTACAGTGCTAACGTCTTTAGAATTATCTGTAAGAATAAGAGAATCTGATCCTACTTTTAATCCAAGATTGAATGTTCCTGGAAAAAGACTTTCTTTATATCTATTTCTATCTATTTGAACTGAGATAAGATCTAAAGAAGCAGTATTTCCTGTTCCAAAATTAAAGTTAGTTTCTGCATCACCAAATATGATATTTCTATATTGACCAAAGTTAATCCTTGTTGGACTTATTCCTGGAACTAAAGAATTTATAGGCGCGGATCCTGATCCATAAATTTGACCGTAAGCTATTGAAAATTGAATAGCTGAATTGCTTAGATTTGAACCAGTATTATATACGTCTAAATAGTATGTCTTATCAGCAGAAGAAGCAGTAAAAAATGTAGCTAAAGTTGGAATGTTTGTACTCCATGCTGGCGCTGTTACTGAATCTGATGATACTACAAAGTCTGATGAGGCTAGTGCTGTAAATGACATCGTTTGTTATTGTTATTGATTAACTTTTGTGATTTGAACAGGTACGCTAATTCTAGCTCCAGAATCACGACCAACAATTACTAAAGTAGTATAAAGTGTACTGTTAGTTCCAAATAAGGTATTAACAGTTGTAGCTGTGATATTGATAGTCGTTCCTATTACTGTCTTACTTACGTTAGTTCCTATAGTAGTAGTTGTGTTTAGAGCAGTAGCTTCTGCTGTGTTTATTCCAACTCCATTAAATGCAGCCATAGTTCTTACGTCTCCTATAGTTGCAACGTATCCTGATGCTTCAAATGTTGAAGTTGCTCCAAGATAGTTTAAGGTCTGAGGAGTTATAGAAAGAGAAGATCCTTGTTTTAATACTACATTAGAAGTTCCTACACTAATGACAGGAATTTTAGCAGTTCCACGAGGAAGAGTAATAAGCTTATACTTCATTATCTCTTGATCATTTGGATAAGCTTGTAGTATTGGCATAGCTTCGATAGCTTCACCATAAAATGCGGATCCAGAAGGATGATTAGGATTATATAACGTGTAATCTATTTCATCATCTGAAAGAGAGAACTGCGTGATTTGAAAAGATCCATCGTTTCTAGAGAGAAGTTCTCTACCTTTTTTTGTTAGGATGGCATCTACCACCACTGATGTACTACTTAAGTATGACATACTTTAAAAATTGCTTTGTTTAGAAATAAATATCTTCGTTTTTACTTTTTAATCTTTATAGTTCATTATGGACTTGGAGGCAGTAAATTTTGCGATCTTAATGATTTTACAGTATTACCTGAATCCAATTTATCTTGTTCAGAAAGGTATTGAGGGAAAAGTAATCCTTCTTCAACTATCGTAGAATCTTTAGGATTATACCTTAGCATTACATTAGTTTCATCAGGTACGTGTTTCCATACAATATATCTACAAGCTCTCCAACGAGCTCCAGAAAAACTTTCTGTTGGAACAGTTGATCCGGAACTAAATAGAGCTAAGTTTGCAGGACGATCTAACTCTGAATATATTCTCGATCCTGACACTCCAGAGCCTGTAAGAATTACGTTTTTAATTGTGTATTCAAAGTTTTCATTCCATCCAAGTCGTGAAGCTGAATCATAAAAAGATATTCTATCACCTGTATTTAAAGTAAATGGAAGTAATACATTGTCTAAAAGAGAGGCTGTAAAGGCTGGATCAGAAAGTGAATCAAATGTTATTCCATTTGAGTAATAATATGCTAATTCTGAATTAAAAACTACTTGGTTCGATTCGCTTATATAATATAGGCAGGGTTGTGAACTAGTTACAAATGTTGTATAAAAAGTTAGCGTACTTGATCCACCACCGCTGCCACCGCCACCGCCAAGAGATATAATGCCTTGAATATATACATATCCCTCATCTATAGCAGTAGGCCAATATGTAGAAGATGCTGCACTTCCTACCGCAGCAGTACTAGTTCCTCCACCACAAGATCTTGCAGTATAAGCACTAAGATAAGCCACTTGTATATTATTGTTAGGAGTTCCGT